CGGATTTGATCGATCGACACCATCTTGGCGTTGGCCCAGTAGGTCAGCCACTCTTGAATTTGCTTTTGGGTCATCTGTCTGTCTCATGTTCCGGTAAAGGGGCGGCGCTTACCGCCGCGGGAAGACGTGGGTTTGCCCGTCGCAATCCTCGCGCATTTCGGAGCCGACGATCCTCCGACCCGAGTTGGGGGCTTCGCGGGCCGTGCGAAATGGCGGCTCGTGGGTTTGGAAAGCGTGTCCCTCGGGAACCCCGCGCTCGTATTCCCGGCGCACGGCAACCGTAGAATTGTGGGCCGTCATCACGTGGTGATATTCGGGCTTTCCGTAGCGGCCGAAGTTCCAGCCTTCAACGAATGCGTCGTCGATGTTGGTGGGGAATGTGGTCATCTGCTGTGCTCCTGTCTGACCATCCCAAAATATGCCGAGCGTGCAGCAATTGCAAGCGGTAAAATGCAGCCATGACAAAAAAGGTGCTGGGCGTGCCGATATCGGTAGGGACTAGGCGAGTCCTGCCTCGATCGCGCGACAGGCAAGTTCCGCCGCTCGCGGTATGGCGCGAAAATCCTAAAGGAGGGTGGCTCACAAGGGCATTGCCGAACCGCTGTGCGTGCGCTATATCTCGGCGAGCGTATCTCTCGGCGAGGAAAAAGTCATGGCCCTGATCTCCGACTCGAACAAAGGCGGCGTGACCCCGCCTCCGCAGACCAGCCGCATGAACAACTACGCGGTCGGCTCCGGCTCGCGCCCTGTCCCGAGCAAGGTCAAGATCGAATCCAGCGCCCCGGAGAATGCGCGCACCCTCGGGCGCGATGTGCCGGGCTGGCTGCGCTGAGCAAGCCAGCTTCCCGCTGGTGAAGGCACGGAAGGTGCCCGAGAACAAGCGGGGGCGCCCGACCGATTACCGTGAGGAGTATTGCGAGCAAGCGTATAAGCTAGCGCTCCTCGGCCTCACTGACGTTGAAATGGCGTGGTTTTACGACATCAGCATTGAGACGTTGGCGGCTTGGGCCTGGGAGCACGAAGCGTTCTTCAGCGCGATTACGCCGACGCCCGAGCAACGATCGGCGCATGCGGAGAAAATCGCCGCTCGCTGTCGCAAGGGCGCTCGTTATGCCGGCCCCTAAGGGCAATAAGAACGCCGTCGGCAACAAGGGCGGCGGTCGCAAGACCGACTACTTGCCGCAGTACGCAACGGTGGCGTTCCGAATGGCGCTGCTGGGCGCGACTGATGCGGAGATGGCTGCTGCGTTCGATGTGGGCGAAAACACGCTTAATGCGTGGAAGAAGCAGCATGTAGAGTTTTTCGAAGCCCTAACGCGCGGGAAGATCGAGGCTGATGCTAATGTGGCCGAGCGTCTATACATGCGAGGCATGGGTTACAGCCACGATGCGGTGAAGATATTCATGCCGGCCGGTGCAGATGAGCCGGTTTACGCGCCCTACACTGAGCATTACCCTCCCGACACCGCGGCCGCATCCCTGTGGCTTCGCAATCGCCAGCCTGCCAAATGGCGCGACAAGCAGGAACATGAGCACGCGGGCAAGGACGGCGGCCCGATGGTGCTGCAATGGCTGCCCCCGGATGCCACCTAGCCGCATCATCACGATACCCTACAGCCCTCGCCGGCAGTTTGCGCCGTTCCACGATCGCCGGGCGCGGTGGGCAATCGCCGTGGCGCATCGGAGAGCGGGCAAGACGGTAGCGACGATCAACGACCTGATCCGGGGCGCGGTCACCTGCACCAAGCGGGAGCCGCGCTTCGCCTACATCGCCCCGTATTTCAGCCAGGCAAAGGACGTGGCCTGGACCTATCTCAAGCATTACACCAGCCCGATCCCAGGCGTGACGGCCAACGAGAGCGAGTTGCGGGTCGACCTGCCCAACGGCGGCCGCGTGCGCCTCTATGGTGCGGATAATTATGAGCGTTTGCGCGGCCTTTACCTCGATGGCGCGGTGCTAGACGAATACGGGGACATGGACCCGCGGGCGTGGACCGAGGTGCTTCGGCCGTGCCTCTCAGACAGGCAGGGATGGGCGGTTTTCATCGGGACGCCGCGGGGGCTCAACCATTTCGCGGACGCATGGGACCGGGCGCAATCTGATCCTGACTGGTTTAATTTGCAGCTAAAGGCCAGCGAAACCGGGCTATTACCGCAGTCCGAGCTGAACGACGCGCGCAAGGAGATGAGCGAGGAGATATACCTCGCGGAGTTTGAATGCAGCTTCGCGGCCTCGGTGATCGGGGCATATTACGGTCGGGAGATGCAGGCAGCGGAGAATGATGGGCGGGTTTGCCGGGTGCCGTACCAGTCGGAGATTGCGGTCGATACGTGGTGGGACCTCGGGGTTGACGATGCGACGGCCATTTGGTTTACGCAGAGCGTCGGGCGCGAGGTGCACCTGATTGATTATTATGAGCAATCCGGCGAGGGTCTGCCGCATTACGCCAAGGTGCTACAGGACCGTGGCTACGTCTACGGCAAGCACAATGCGCCGCACGACATCCGCGTGAGGGAGTTGGGGAGCGGCCGCTCCAGGCTGGAGACTGCGGCCAATTTGGGGATACGGTTCGAGATCGTGCCCGACATTGGCCTGATGGACGGGATTGACGCGCTGCGGGCGTTCCTGGCGCGATGCTGGTTTGATCGGGAGAAGACGGAGAGGGGCAGGCAGGCGCTCACGTCCTATCGGAAGCAATGGGACGAAAAACGCCGGGTGTTTCAGTCGCATCCGCTACACGATTGGTCCTCAAACGGGGCGGACGCTGGGCGGTATCTCGCGGTCGGGCACAAGACGGCGGTGCGGCGCAATCCCGAGCCGCCGGCGCGGCATTGGATCGAGATCGGGGCTGGCGAGGTGCGGCCTGACAATTCATGGTTGGGGCTGTGATGGCGTCGCCGGTAGCCTATTCGATCTGCGACCTGTGCGGCGCTCGGCATGCGCGTGGCGGTGCCCATGTCTGGGGTGATGAGCCCGATGTGGACACAAATCAAACGTCCGTTGCCCAGTTGAAATCTGTCCACGTTGAATTGATTTCTGTCCACGGATGGGGCGGTAAGCGTCCCGGCGCGGGGCGTCCCAAGGGTGGCACCGATCGCCGCGCCTACAAGGCTGCATGGGCGCGGCGCAAGAGGGCGGGGGGATGACGGACTACGACGCGGATCGCCGTCTGTTTGCGGCGATGAAGGAGGCGGGATGGGCGCACGACCCCGAGACGCAGGGCTTCCGCAAGGGTCTGTCATGGGTGACGTGGGGGCAGGCGATGGACGCGCTGCGCTTGGCGGACAAGGGCGAGACGGTGGAGGGTGTGGCGCCGCAGAGCGAGACGCTGGCGCGGATCGTGACGGCATCGGGAGCGAATGAGCCGTGAGCGCTTACCGCGAGTTCCGCTTTTACAGCCCGAGCCATGACGCGGAGGTAGCGCGTCTGTCGATGGCGGACGATGGCGGGCGGGAGTATTTCGCGATTGTGGTGGTCGCGGCCGGCAAGGGCTGGCGCGAGCGGCGCGAGGAAGCGCTGACGGCGATTGATGACGCGGTTGCCGCCGGGGCGCCGCCAGGAGAGGTGAAATATGCCTAATTTCACGAAGCCGCATACCGCGCCGGGGGCGCAGACGAGGCCTAGCACACCGACCGACAAGCGCGAGGCAGGCACGAGCCGGCCGGCTGTGGGGCGCAAGCTGGAGATGCCGCCACCGCCGCAGCCTGCGCCGCAGAACGTGACGCGGGGCAAGGGCGTGGTCAAGATGGGCAAGCGGTGAATGGCTGACATCCGCCGGCTTGACGGCACGCCCATCGAGGCAGGGAAGCCGGCGCGCAACGAGCGCATCGCGGCGCTCCTCGACGAACTGGTTGCGGAGAACGATGCTGGTCGGCTGTCGGCGATCGTGACGGTGTTTATGACGCCACAGAGCGCGCACCGCGTTGACTGGGCGTTGCCGGACCAGGATTTCGGGTATCCCTGGGGGCTGGCGCTGCGGGGTGCGCTGATGGCCGCGCAGCACGCGATAGGCAAGGCTGCGTTCCCAGCTCATGAGCCCGAGACCCCCGAGGCCTGACGATGGCCGCTCAAAACCCTGACGATCCCCCCGACGACGGTCGCGTGCGCCTGCCGCGGGTCGATGGCGCCATGAACAGGGTTGCGCCGTCGAACCGCCGTGGGGGCAAGGGTGCGAAGGGTGATGATCGGCCTGTGACGCTGCGGCCGGGGAAGAAAGACCCGAAGAGGGAGCGCGACGACGAGGTTCTGACGCGCGCCCGCAAGCGGTTCGAGACGGTGACATCGGCAGAGGCGGACAATCGCAAGCACGCGCTCGACGACTTGAAATTCAAGTCGGGCGAGGGGCAATGGCCGGCGGACGTGGTGAGTGAGCGCAATTTCGATAAGCGGCCCTGTTTGACGATCAACAAGCTGCCGACGTTTGTAAACCAAGTGGTCAACGACCAGAGGATGAACCGGCCGGCGATCAACATCAATCCGGTTGGGGACAAGAGCGATCCCGAGGTTGCGAAGATGTACCGCGGGCTGATACGGGCGATCGAGCGGGAGAGCACGGCCGACATAGCCTACGACACGGGGTTTGATTCCGCCGTTTCGATGGGGTGGGGCTATTGGCGTATCGTTCTTGAGTATGACGGCCCCGACACGTTCAACCAAGCTATTGTCGTAAAGCGCATTCGCAATCCGTTTACCGTGTACTTGGACCCGACGCATACGGAACCTGACGGCTCCGATGCGAAGTGGGTCTTTGTTACCGAGATGATTGCTCGCAAGGAGTTTGAGGAGGACTGGCCTGACGCCGATCCGATGCCGTGGACAGAGGGCGGCTTCGGCGAGGAATACAGGGAGTGGGTGGACAAGGATGAGATACGCATTGCGGAATATTTCGAGATAGTCAACGAGAAGCGCCGGTTTGTGCGATTGGAGAACCGGCACGAAGGGTTTTGGGACGACCTGTCGGACGAAGCTAAAGAGCTGGAGGTGATCGACGAGCGGTGGTCGGACTGTCCGAAGGTCATGTGGTACAAGGTCACGGCGAAGGAGATACTGGAAGAGAGCGAGTGGCCGGGCAGGTGGATACCGATTGTCAAGGTGACGGGCAACGAGATCGACATATCGGGCAAGGTGCGGTTGTCCGGGTTGATCCGCAACTCGAAAGCACCGCAGATGCTCTATAATTTTCATAGGACTCTCGGTGTGGAGTTGACGTCGTTGCAGCCGAAAGCGCCGTGGGTTATGGAGGAGGGGCAGATCGAGGGGCACGAGCAGGCATGGAAGCAGGCCAACGTCAAGACGCTGCCATATCTGTTGTACAAGGGGACTAACATCAACGGGCGGGCTGCCCCGCCGCCGCAGCGGCAGCAATTTACCGGGCCTCCGCAGGCGGTGTTGGCCGAGGTCGAGGCGGCGTCGCAGGATTTCATGGCGACGACCGGGTTGCGGTTTGATTCGACGCTGCAAGAGCGGGTTTACGACGAGAGCGGGCGCGCTCTGAAGGAGCTGCGCGAGCGCGGGGAGTTGGGCTCGTTCCATTACATCGACAACCTGGCGCGGTCGCTGCGGCGCAGCGGGGAGATCATGATTGATCTGATCCCGAAGGTGTATGAGGAGGCGCGCATGGCCACCATTTTGCGCGAGGATGACACCGAGGAGCGCGTGCGGATCGACCCGAATGCGGAGAAGCCGTTTCAGGAGGGTTTGGACCCGGAGACGCGGAAGCGTCTCAAGATATTCAACCCGTCCTATGGGCGGTATGGGGTGACGGTGACGATCGGGCCGAGTTACGCGACGAAGCGGATCGAGGCGGCCGAGAGCATGATGGATTTCGTTCGGGCGATCGCTCCGGCGGCACCGCAGATGGTTGCCAACGTGGCGGATTTGATCGCGAAGAACCAGGATTGGCCGGGGGCGGAGGAGTTCACGGCGCGGTTGGCGAAGATGTTGCCGCCCGATCTGGTGGCGGAAGAGACCATGAAGGATGTGCCGCCGCAGGTTCAGGCGATGGTTGCAAACATGAAGAAGGCGTTGCAGGCGGCGGCGATGGAGAAGCAGCAGCTGACGGCGGCGCTGACGGAGCGGCAGAGCGACCGGGCGCAGATGCAGGACCAGATCGACAAGACGTTCGAGGCGCAGCTGCTGAAGGTGGCTTCTGACTTCGAGACGAAGATGGCGGCGTTGCAGCAGAAATCGGAAGATGCTGCGATGGAGCGCGTTGGCCGGCCGATCGAGGAATTGGCGAAGGGCATGCAGGAATTGCGTGCTGCGATGGACAAGCCTGAAAAGATGGCTGCGGAGTAGAATATGGCTGACGAAAACCCTGACATTACGAGCATGCCGGCGGTTCCGGCGCTGTCGGCGACATCGGATACCCCGGTGGTGGTTGAGGCGCCTGTCGAGGTTCCGGTTGTTCCCGTTGAGCCTGTCGTCGAGGTGCCGGTGGTTCCGGTGGCGACCGATGCGACGGACGATGATGTCTCTGGCGATGCTGGCGAGGATGCCGATGCAGGAGAGCCGTCCGCCCCTGTTGTGCCGCCGCGGCGATCGGCGGCCAATCGGTTTTCGGAGTTGGCGGCGGCTCGACGGCAGGCTGAGGAACAGCGCGCGGCAGCGGACGCTCGGGCTGATCGACTGGCGGCGCTTGTCGAGAAGATGGTCGAGGAACGCGCGGCAGCACCGGCTCCGGCGGCGCCAGCGCCCGTGGACAGGCCGATACGGGAGACATTCTCCGACCCTGACAGCTACGATGCGGCGCTGATCGAGTGGGCTGCGGGTCAGGCGGCGCCGTTTGCTGCGCGTGAGGCCGCTGCGGCGCTTGAGAAGCGCATGGCGGACGCTCGCGAGGTCGAAGCGAAGACGCGGCAGGATGCCGAAACGCAGCGCCAGCAGGAGGCCGTGCGCGCGACCTGGCAGGAGAAGCGGGCGAAGGCGCTGGAGAAGTATCCAGATTTCGAGGAGGTGGCGGAATCGGATGCTCTGACCATTTCAACGTCGATGATTGCGCCTCTGCTGCTGGCGGATAACGGGACGGACGTGCTCTATCATCTCGGGACGCACACGGAGGAGGCTACGCGGATTGCGGGGCTCAATCCGGTGCAGCAGGCGAT